AAAACTGAATAGGAGCAGACAAAAAATCTGCTCCTTTTTATTTCAAAAATACGATATAAAGGAGATTTATTATGTTAGTAAATGAACAATTAGCAGGAAAGACAGTAGCATCCGCCTTCGGAGACATTACCTTCAATGAGAAAGGTGAAGCTGTAGAAATTAAACCAGAAGTAGAAAAGGCTTTAGCGCACGTTCAAGGATTCACTCTAGTAGAAGAGAAGCCGGAACCAAAGAAAGAGGCTCCAGCTAAGAAAGCCGCACCTAAAAAAGCTGCACCTAAAGCAGATAAAGAAGAAAAATAATAGGGAGTAGGGTTGTGTATGTTCACAAATGAAGAAAGAGGATATCAGTATCAGCATAATAACGAGAAGTTAATCTCTCTAGAAGATATTGAAAAACTCCGACTAGAAGACTATGGATTAACCGTAGATGCCGTTAAGATGAATCACTTCGGTATTGTTGTTACTGACCCTAGAACTGGTGAATACATGCCGGATGAGTTCTATCAATCTAAAATAGAACAGGCTGTAGCACAAGCAGAGAAGAAGTTAGACATCGTAATCCTCCCTAGATATAACTCTGAACACCACGATTACTACCGAAATGACTTTGAAAGCTTCATGTTCCTTCGCACACATCAGCGACCAATCATGCAAGCAGAGAAGGTTACATTAGAGTATGGTGGAGGAACTGTTTTTAACTACCCTACGAAGTGGTGGAAGGTTTATAAGCTAGAGGGTCACTTAGAGATGCTACCGACTCTAATGCTGTCAGAGCAGGGTCAGAACATGAATTTAGCGCAAGCATACTCCGGATACCCTATGATTGCAGGTATTCCTCATTTAGTTGGGAATAACTACGCTCCACAGATGTTCCATGTAGAGTATGTAGCTGGTATGTTACCACCAAAACGAAGAGGTGTATCGCAACCGTGGGAAATGCATCCTGACTTATGGACACTCATTATCAAGATTGCTTTAAAAGAAGTATTCCAACAATGGGGTCGCTTAATCGTAGGTGCAGGTATCGCGTCTATGGACATCAGTATCGATGGAATTTCACAACACATTGATACAACTCAATCTGCTATGTATGGTGGAGCATCAGCCGATATCATGCAGCTAGATAGAGATATTCAAGAATTAGTAGATGGATTGAAATCTTACTACGGAGTTAACTTAGGAATTATTTAAGAGAGGAGGTAGAGTATGGCGGATAAACCGTATATGTTGCAAGCTACCGCACAGGCTACACACAGAATAGCTGACTTAGATAGCCATATTGACAACTTTGCTCAACGTGTGATATGGGAGAAATCTTATTTATGTCCTTGCCGGGATAGAGCAACAAGACAACCACAACAGAGTTGTAAAATTTGTCATGGTAGAGGGATTGCCTACCTACCTGCTAGAGAAATAGGTATGATGATTCAATCCCAAGAGAAAGGTGTATTCAACGGGGACTTAGGATTAATCGATACTGGTTCCGCAATAGGTACACCAGAAAGAAAAACAAGAATCGCATTCCGTGATAGAATCACAGTCCCTAAAGCTGTTATATCACAGTCATTCATTTTTGACGCTTCACCTAATCGTATAAAGCATGGATTCTTCATGGTCTATGATGTGAAGAAAATCGAGTTCGTTACATCTATGAAAGGTGAACTATTAGAGGGACAAGATTACACGGTAGATTACAACAAGAATCTATTCTTCCCTAAAGAGCATCTAGACGGATACAACATATCGATTAATATCGACACTACATTGCGATATCTAGTAGCTGACCTATTGAAAGAACATCGATATGTACGAGATATGGATTACTCACAACACAATGCAGTTCAAAAGCTGTTACTAAAGCGTGAGGATATTTTCATCGAGAAAGAAGCATTCGAAGTTGGCGTTAATAATAAGGAAGTAGATACTATCATCGATGCGAAGCGTAAACCTAGCACAGATGGATTAAACGGGTTCTTCAAAGGGATTGGTTAAGAATGGTTAGGAAGAACAATAGAAGACCTAGAATTTTCCAGAGTCAGGCACAGATGAAAAAAGCTCTTACCAATCTGGGAAATAATTTAAGTAATCAGGTTCTCGATGAAACCGCACAAGCTATCGCTAAGAGTAAACCGCAAGGTATGGAAGTTAAAAGAAAGCCTAAGTACCTGCAAGTAACAGAAAAACGATTGGATTCTATGGGTGTCATCGACCTTAAGCCTTACTTCGCGCAAAGCAGCAAGCGTAAAACAAGTAAGAATGGTGGATGGTACCTTACAGTTCCAATCAGAAGGAAAGCAAGAGGTATGTCACGTAGGATGTACGAACAACTACGGGCTATCGATATCCAACCGAACACACGTAAAACTGTTATATCCGACTACTTGTACGATAAGAGAGAATCATCTGATGCAGGTATGTTAAATTACACTCCTACTTCTAACAACATCACGAAGATTAAAGTGGGAAATAATCGACATGACTATGTAGCATTTCGTACCGTATCAGATAAATCACCTGCTAGTAGCTGGATTGTGAATAGAGGTAAGGTAACCGTTAACAACACTTCTAAAACCTTCGTATCGAACGTTAACAGGCTTATGAAGTGGAATATGAAGAACGGTGTTTAGAGTTTAGAAAGGAGGATAAAATTTGTTATCTAGTATTGATACATACCTATATACCCAGATAGAAAGTACTCTGGGGAATTTGTTGACGAACCGCTATATTATAGATGAACTATTAAAAGAGGTTCAACCAACCGTAAGAGAAGCGTTTATCAAGGCTTATGTATATGACGAAAAACGTAACCCGGCTCCCCCGGAAATACCTATTGTATACACAATGCCGCAGGATAAACAAATGCTTCGAGGAGCCATTTATATCGGACTTAGAGAGGGAGAAGAATCCCACACTAGTATCGGTAACCAAGAAAGTACATATAGCGCTCCATCAAGAGGGTTATTATCCGAACAATCCACAATCACAGTAGACCAAACGAACGGAAAAATGTATTTAGAGGTTAGTAAGCCTATCGCAGATGTTGATAGCGTAACGGGTATTACATTCTCCAGTGGTGAACTTGAGTATGTGGGAAATAGAATGTACTTCGATTACAACCCGGTGTTTGAAAATTTAGAACCTTTCACTGTGTGGTATGAAGCAGAATCAGAAAATCCGAACCGTAAAGACGAGTTTGGTATCCGCTCTGGTTTCACTACAACAGAATATTATTCAGTTCTAGTACTCTCTACCAACATGAATACAGTAAGGTGCCTAGATTTATTGCTTAAAGCAGTACTCATCTACATGAGAAGTACAGCAGAAGAGCATACGAACAACCTGTTACAAGGTGTAAAGTTCGGTCAAATAGACGAAATCAAAACAGGTGACGGTGCTGATGGCTCTTCTCCAGAAATCCTATACGGACGAGAAACCATTATCAAGTACGTTACATCTTACAGTTTAGACGTTCCGATTGAAAATAAGATTAAGGAACTTTTAATAAATAGTAAATTCAATTAATAGATTGGAGGTTTCATAGTGGAAAAGGAAGCTAAAGAAGTAAAGAAGACGAAAGTAGAACCGCTTAAACCCTACGTCCACATTGATACATTCATCCAAACTGCGAAACACTTATACGATTTAAGTGACACTCAATTGGCTGGATTCAAGGCATTAATGAATGGGCAACACTATCAAAGAGATGAATTAATTTTCTTAGATAATCTCAAGAAGCATTTTAATTTAAAATAAACATACATAGGAAAGGAAGATTACATATATGGCAATTTCATATGGTTTCAATAGAAAACGTCCACGTACCGAAGTGTTCTTGGACTCAACAGCTTTAGGTTCTGCAAATGCCCAAAGTGAAAAACCAGTCATCATTCTTGGTTCAGCTACAGATGGCAAACCATTAGAACCAGTAGAGTTAACAAACTTAGCTCAAGCTCGTAGCGCATTCCAAAGCGGAGAATTAGTAGACGCTATCGAGATGGCTTGGAATCCAGCAGCAGGTGTAGGTGGAGCAGGTAAGATTTACGCTGTACGTGTAGATGAAGCGAAACAAGCATCATTAGTATCTAGCGGATTAACATTTACATCTAACGTATATGGTGCAGACGCGAACAACATCCAAGTTCAATTAATGGATAACGCTATTACGGGTGCTAAACGTGTAGGTGTCTACTTCACAAAAGTAGGTTACGAGAAAGTATACGACAATATTGGTAACATCTTCAATATTACATATACAGGCGCACAAAAAGGTAACATCGAGGTAAAAGTAAACGCTACTACTAAACTAGCAGAGAAGTTAATCCTAAAGGTTGGCGCAGACACACAATCAATGACAGAAGTTCGCACTTACGAATTAGGAGTGGGCGTATACGAGGACGTTAACGCGCTTGTAAACGACATTGCTAACTTACCAGACTTTAAAGCTTCTATGAACTCTCTAGGAGGCTATAAGGACGTTAGAACGCAATACCTTGACGTACTAGCTGCTAAAGACATGACGAAAGATGCTCCATTAGCTGTTAAAGCTATCGCGGCTGACATCGCTAACACACTAGCAAATGACCGTTACGTATCTGTTGCAGTAGATTTCACTAAAACGGTTCCAGCTACAATCCCAGTTACTAGTTTATCGGGCGGAGAAACAAAAGCTCCTAAGACTTCTTGGGCGGAGACATTCCTTAAAGTAGCGGACTTAGGCGGTTACTACATTGTTCCATTAACAGCAAGTGAATCTGTACATGCAGAGCTTT